AGACAGCCTTGATGGCTTCGACTTCGCTGAGTTCAATCCTAGATAGTTATAATAAAATTTATGTATCTTTGCAAATAAAATCAAATAACAATGGAAATTAAAGTAAGAGAAGTAAACGCAGGAGAAGAAAAATCTATAGCCGAAGTAGAGCAAGAGCTTTTAGTTAAACACGAGGAGAAGTTTAGTGGTGAGCAAGAGGTTACAAACGTAACAGAAAATGTTGACGTTCCTGTAGAAGAAGAAGTTAAACCAGTTGAGGTAGCAGAAGAAGAAGTTACTGCGGCTGAATTAAGAGAGGAGGATATACTTTCATTTATTAAGAATAAATACGGAAGGGAGTTATCTTCATTGGATGAGATTACGGCTGAAAAAGAAAGTTCTGAAGTTAATCTACCTGAAGACGTTGCTGCTTACTATAAGTATAAGCAAGAAACAGGCAGAGACATTAATGACTTTGTTAAGTTAAATAGAGACATTGATTCGCAAGACCCTGACAACTTGTTAAGGGATTACTTGGTTGCTACTGAGAAAGGATTAGATAGCGAAGACATTGATTCATTGATGGAAGAATACCAGTTTGATGAATATGATGACGAGTCAGACATTAAGAAGATTAAAATAAATAAAAAGAAAACTATTGCTAAGGCCAAAGAATACTTTGAGTCTGAAAAAGAAAAATACAGGATTCCTCTTGAGTCAAGTGGGAGTTCTATTTCTGAAGAAGACGCAAGGGGTTTAGAGGAGTATAAGCAGTATGTTCAACAGGCGACCACTTATGAGGAGGAAGCAAATCGTAAATCTGAATGGTTTATGAAGAAGACTGACGAAGTTTTCGGAGGAGAGTTCAAAGGTTTTGAGTTTTCCCTTGATGATAACAAGAAGGTTTCATTCTCTCCTGGTGATGCAGCAGAATTAAAGTCAATTCAAGAGACTCCACAGAATTTCATTAAGAAGTTCTTGGATGACGATGGGTTACTGAAAGACGCTGTCGGATACCACAAGTCATTAGCCGTAGCGATGAACCCTGAAAAGTTTGCCAAGTTCTTTTACGAGCAAGGTAAATCGGAGGCAGTAGATGATGTTATGCGAAAGACTAAGAACGTGAATATGTCTGAGCGTGCAACACCTGACTTTAACTCCAAAGGGGGAACTCAAGTTAGAGCTTTAAACCCAGATGCTGGGAAAGGCTTAAAAATAAGGAGTAAAAAATAAACATTAAAAACAAAATAAGATGGCAGGACAAATAAACCCAACGCCAGGATTTGATTTACAGCCAAGTGCTAATCAAGTCCCAACGGCAACAAATTACATTACCAACTTCAATTTCTTAAATCAGTATCTTCCAGATACTTATGAGAAAGAATTTGAAAGATATGGTAACAGAACAATATCTTCATTCTTAAGAATGGTAGGAGCTGAAATGCCTTCTAACTCAGACCTTATCAAATGGTCAGAGCAAGGAAGACTACATACAAAATATGAAAACATGACTACAGCAGATGTAGCAACGTCAGATACAGCTACATTTACAGTTCCAGCAGCACAAATTGGAACAAGTCCATTAGCTACAGCAGGTCTTGCAATCAGAGTAGGACAGACTGTAATGTTAACAGGAACAGGAGGTTCTAACAAGGCTATCGTTACTGCAGTTCCAGCACCTGCTAGTAACACATTTGAAGTAGCTTACTACGAAGCAGGGGGTCAAACTTTTGCAGCAGGTTCTGATATAACTGTATTCATCTACGGTTCTGAGTTCAAGAAAGGAACTGAGGGAATGAAAGGTTCTTTAGAGGCTGATAGCTCAATCTTTGAAAACAAACCAATTATCTTGAAAGATAAGTATGCAGTATCAGGTTCTGATATGGCTCAAATCGGATGGGTAGAGGTTAGTACTGAAAACGGAGGAAGCGGATACTTATGGTATTTGAAGTCTGAGCACGAAACTCGTTTGAGATTCGATGACTACTTGGAGACAGCAATGATTGAGGCTGTACCAATGGCTAACACAAATAACGCAGCAGTAGCTGACGGTTCTGAAGGTATCTTCTACGTTGTAGGAAACAGAGGAAACGTATGGGGTGGTGGTTTTCCAACTGCTTTAACTGACTGGGATGCTATTGTAGCTAGATTAGATAAGCAGGGTGCTATCGAAGAAAATGTATTGTTTGTAGACAGAGACTTTGGTTTCGGTATCGATGATATGTTAGCTGCTCAGAACTCTTACGGTTCTCCAGGTGGTACTTCTTACGGTCTTTTCGATAATGACAAGGATATGGCTCTTAACTTAGGATTCACAGGATTCAGAAGAGGGTATGATTTCTACAAGTCAGATTGGAAATACTTGAATGACCCAACAATGAGAGGTGGATTAACAGTAGGAGGTGTAAGTGGACTATTAGTTCCAGCAGGTTCTACATCTGTTTATGACCAAGTGATGGGGAAAAATGCTAAGAGACCATTCTTACACGTTAGATACAGAGCTTCTGAAACTGAAGACAGACGTTACAAGACATGGATTACAGGTTCAGCAGGTGGTGCACAGACTAGCGATTTAGATGCTATGGAAGTGAACTTCTTGTCTGAGAGAGCTGTATGTACTTTAGGTGCAAACAACTTCTTCTTGTTCCAAGACTAAGCATAAAAACTAAAATGGTTGGGGTCGCATTTTGCGACCTCAATCTTTTTTATTATAAATCAAATATAAATTATATCAAATGACAAAGAAAAAAACAAAAAGTGTAGATAAGTTCTACAAACTAACAAGAGACGCAGCTCCTCTTTCTTATATGCTGCCTACAAGGAACTCAAGGAAGTTTCCTTTAATGTATTTTGACGAAGACACTAACACTAATAGGGTGCTTCGTTACTCATCAAACCAAAAGACACCATTTGAAGATGAACAGGATGATAATGCAATATTGCAGCCTGTGATATTTGAAGATGGAATGTTAAGCGTTACAAGAACAAATCCAGTGCTCCAGGAGTTCTTACATTACCACCCACTTAATGGAGTTAAGTTCGTAGAGATTGACAACGAAAAAGATGCCTCAATGGATGTTGAAATACTCAACCTAGAAATTGATGCACTTATAGCTGCCAAAGAACTTGACATTAACATGCTTGAAAACATAAGCAGAGTATTATTTGGAAGAGACACATCAAAGATGTCTACTGCCGAGGTAAGGCGTGATATATTGGTTTTTGCAAAAAGAGAACCTGAATACTTTTTAGATACACTAACAGACCCTACGCTACAGTTGCAAGGTAATGTTCAGATGTTTTTTGATAAAGGTTTAATATCTTTCAGAAAAAATAAAACAGAGGTGTGGTATAGTACATCCTCTAATAAAACAAGAATGCTAACAGTTCCTTACGGAAATGATGCCAAGGAGACGGTAGCTTCTTACTTGTCAAGTGACGATGGTCTTGAATCATTGAAAATGCTTGAAAATTTATTACAAGAATAATAATTAAACATATACACAGGAGAGAGAGGGGCATTTTTATGCTCCTCTTTTTTTTTGCTTATCTTTGTAAAAAAAGTAAAGGATGATAAACACAGTTAGAAATACGGTACTGTCTGTACTAAACAAAAATAACTACGGATATTTATCTCCATCAGATTTTAACTTGTTTTCAAAACAGGCTCAGATGGATATATTTGAAAGTTATTTCTACCAGTATAACTACCAGATAAACAAAGAGAATAAGCGCTCTTCAGGTACAGGGTATGCAGATATTACAAAGGGCTTAGAGGAAGTAATTGATGAGTTTAGTAAAACAGACTACCTTAGATATAGTAACGCTAATAAATTTTTCTTACCATCGGCAACGACAACGGGAGAGGATTACTATTTAATTAATAAAATATTAGCCTACCAGACGTTTAGGGTCGGTGGAACGATTACATCTGTTTCTGCAAATCAACTGGTAGACCTAACGGCTACTTTTACGGCTACTGTAGCTGTTGGAGACGTTGTAGTCAACACGACTACTTACACCTCAGCAGAAATAACCGCAATAGTGAGCGACACGGTTCTATCCTTAGATGATGATATATTTACAGCTTTACCTGGAGATTATTCTATATTCTCAGCGGTTCAGAACGAAGCAGAGAGGGTAAGCCACAGTAAAATAACAATGCTTAATAGCACCCCATTCACAGCACCATCTGAAGTATTCCCTGTTTACACAGAGGAGTCAGGAACAACCACAGTCTTTCCTAAGAACATGAAGAACGATGGGCAGGTATTAGCTCAGTACATTAGGTATCCAAAAGAACCAAAGTGGACTTACATTGTTTTAGCAAATGGCGAGCCTGCATTTGATGCGAGTCAACCTGACTACCAAGACTTCGAGCTTCCATTGGATGACGAGGTTTCGTTAGTTGCGAAGATATTACAGTACGCAGGTATATCAATAAGAGAAGCAGACGTTTACCAATTTGCTCAAACGGAAGAACAAAAAGATAATCAAACACAAGCATAATGGCATATATATCACAATATCAATACTACGAGAACGGAGGAGCAACACCAGAAAATGAAAACTGGGGTTCTTATCAGTACGTTACACTTAAGGACATAGTAAATAACTTTATGGTGATGTATGCTGGAAACCACTCATTAATTAATAATGAAGAGAGGTATAAGGTTTTATTTCACGCTAAGAGGGGAATACAAGAATTAAACTACGATGCGTTTAAGGAAATTAAAGCGTTAGAGCTTAATGTATCTGACTTGCTTAGGTTTGTATTACCGCCTGATTACGTTAACTGGGTAAGGATATCTCTTTACAAGAATGGTGTATTGAGACCACTTACAGAAAATATTCAAGCAACATCTTCTGATGCTTACCTTCAGGATAATAACTACAGAATACTTTTTGATATCAATGGAAATGTTTTAAAACCTCAGTTTTCTTTCTTGGACACGGATAGAATAGCAGGAACTAAGAAAAGCATTTACTTGGGAGGAGGAGCTTATAACGGAAAATCAGGGTATAATATTGATGGTGATTGGTACTTTGATTACTCAATAGGAGCAAGGTTTGGTTTAAATACTGAAACTGCGAATGCAAACCCTACGTTTACTATAAATAAAAAGTCAGGAGTAATTAACTTTAGCTCTAGTATGGCAGGTGAATTGTGTGTATTGGAATACGTTTCTGATGGAATGGAGAATGGAGATGAATCAAGCATTAGTGTAAACAAGATGTTTGAGGAGTTTATTTATGCGTATATTAAGTACTCGATACTTAATTCTAAGTTGGGGGTTCAAGAGTATGTTGTAAATAGAGCTAAAAAGGACAAATCAGCCCTTCTAAGGAACGCAAAAATCAGAATCAGCAATATACACCCAGGAAGACTTTTAATGAACATGAGAGGTCAGGATAAGATTATAAAATAATATGGCAAATATAACTAGAAGTTTTACCAAGGGTAGAATGAATAAGTCTACCGATGTGCGTCTTATGCAGGACGGTGAATACATTGATGCATTAAACGTAAGGGTTAACTCTACGGAGGGAAATAATGTTGGCTCTATAGAGAACTCATTAGGAAACCTTCCGCTGACAAGCCTTAAGTATATAGATGGTACTCCACTGAGTGCTAACGCTAGATGCATTGGAGCGTTTGAAGACGGAGCGAATGAAAGACTGTTTTGGTTTGTTCACGACCCAACATTTACAGTTGGAGCTAGTGGAAAACTTGATTTGATAGTATCATTTGACACTAAGACTTCCTTCTTAAACTATCACGTTGTAAGTATTTTGAATAACATTGGAGCTGGTATAATTACCACCTTAAACTTTAACCCTGAGTATTTAATAACAGGGGTTTCTTTGGTTGAAAACCTATTATTCTTTACGGATGACTACAACGCTCCTAGAAGGATTGACGTAGATAATAGCTATTCGTTTCCTGTTTCAAATGTAGATACATTTAGCGATGAGTCTTTACTTGTAATCAAGAAAGCACCGCTTACATCTCCTTCAGTTAGTCTTATTGACATAGGAAATGACATTAATTACATGGAGGATAGGTTTATCTGTTTCGGATACCGTTACAGGTACGCAAACAATGAATACTCTGCTACATCTCAGTTTTCACAACCTGCGTTTGAGCCTAAAGATTTCTTTTTAAGTGCAGAGAGTGTACTTAATGAGGGAATGGAGAATAAGTTTAACGCAGCCATCATTACATTTCAAACAGGAGGAGATTTGGTTGTT